CACCTCTCTAGGAAATGTTCTTATCATGTGTTTGATGATGTATGCCTGGCGGCTGGAGTGTGGGGTTGACTTCACATTAATCAATGACGGAGATGATTGTGTCATGATTATGGAGTCCGACGACTACCCTACTTTTGCCGCCGGCTTTGACGAGTTCTTCGCTGACCTTGGTTTCATCATGGAAGTGGAGGACCCAGTCTACCGCATTGAGCACATCGACTTCTGTCAGTCCCACCCTGTGTGGGATGGCGAAGACTTTAGGATGGTGCGTGACCCCAATGTCGTTTTAGACAAGGACCTTGTGAGTGTTAAGCCCATACTCAATGACACTGATCGCCGGTTTTACCGCCGGATGGTCGGTGAGTGTGGGCTGGCACTTGCTGGGGACATGCCCGTTTATAATGAGTTTTACACTATGTTGATGCGTGGCACTAGCCAAAATGATCTTCTCAACAAACGCGGTTCATTCCGCGAGGTTGAGGAGACAGGAATGGTTAGACTTGCCACCGGTCTGCACCCAAAGTATGGGCAACCAAGTGCTGAGACGCGTGCGTCGTTTCATGAGGCATTCGGGTTGTTGCCAGATATGCAGATCGCACTTGAGGAGGCCTACACCCGAGTCACCCCGCCGTCCGGCGAGCCAGTGGAGGTTGAGTCCTTTGTGGGCCAACTGGCTTGCCGATTCGACGGTGGTAACTAGGGTGTCGCATGGCTCTAGGGGTGGCGCCCTTAACGCTGCAGTGGTGGTGCCTACCACCCACCGCTGCCCTGACGTGTACAGGTCCTGGGAAGGAATACATCCATGGGGTCCTCTCCCCACATTGTTGCCACCTTACATGCCGGTGAAGCGTGCTGAGGTAGATGGGGGTGGTTGTTAAGAGTGTGGCCAAATCCGTTGCCTGGTAAGCGTCAAATTTTCGGAGCTAATTTAAATGCCAAGAGACTGCACGGCCAGTAGACCGTGCTTCTACGTGGAGAGGATGAACAGTCCGCGCTGGTCACGCGTATCCCATACAAGACTGCAGACTATATCGTCTGCTTGCTAGCTAGGTTGGCCCTAGCACCAAACTACTACACGCCCAAAATTCGGTATGCCACCAAAAGGGCGAAAGGCTCAAGCAGCCCAGAAGAAGAAGAAGCCACAGCCTCAACGCCAGGTTGTGATCCGGGACCCGAAGGTCCAGTTTTCGAAGTGTGCGAGGGAGTTTGCAGCGACTGCGGCGGATCCGTTCCGCCCGAGCTCTGCGTGCCTTCCGTTCCCACCGAGTGTGGACTCTTTAAAGTTGTCCACATTCATCCGCGGGACATTCCACACCGGGGGCTCGAACTCCTCTTATGGATTCGTGACCTTGGATCCTGAAAATATGATCGCTAGTGATGCTGATGCTATCTTCAATAGCACCAGTTCTTTCACTGGTACGACCATTGCTGGTTCGGGTACCGGGATTATTCAATCTTCTTCCAATTCAACTTTTGTCACCGCTGACATTGGTGCCGACGTCCAGTTTCGCATTGTTGCTGCTGGGCTTCGAATTCGTTATGCTGGCACCGAGCTTGATCGCGGGGGAAGAGTTGTAGGACTGGTTGAGCCAGACCACCGCACTCTCACTGCTCACTCCTTCAGTGAGCTGTTGGAGTACGCTGAGTCCTCAACCTTTCGTCCAGATGGTGAGTGGCACTGTATCTCAATGGTGCCGCGCAATGAGGTGGAGGGTAGCTATGAAAACTCCATTGCTTCAACCGTTGCCAACATGGCGTTTATGGTGGTGCAACCAGGCACCACGTCCTTGGCTTTTGAGTATGAGTGCTGGACTCACTTCGAAGTCATTGGACCTGTTGTTCGTGGGCAAACACCTTCCCATGTTGATGTCATCGGTGCTAGTGCAGTCCAGGGAGTTGTTAGCCAAAACTACGGCTCCTGGGTCCGCAACGCATGGAATTATGGCCGGTTGATTGCCCGTGCTGCCAACCACGTTCTTGGCACTACTGGTATGACCACTTTCCCCCCACCAAACATGTACCAACCGAAAATTGAGCTGTAGAAGCTTTACTGTCCTGGCTATGACATTAAACTGGCCGCCCTGGCGACACAGCGGATTTGCCACCCGTAGAGTTCGTAACCTCTTACTGTCGAGCCTGATAACTCAGAATGCTGGCTAAGGGGGGCCTTTGCAAGCCCTGACCCGCGAACCGGGGGGAATACACCACCCGAATGCTCAACAACTCACCCGGTTAGCGTGATAGCATCAAATGGGGCTGATAACCAACGACAGCCCATAACCACCTAACGAAATTGGTGGGAGTGCCGGTGGCTTTGCGAACCACCGATAACCCGTAAGCGACCACCAAGTCAGACGGGAGGCTAGCCTACTTACAGGCATTGGCTGGTGTGACGTCACATCAGCGGCTGGGGGGACCCACCGGACGGCCG